TTAACAGCTCCTTCAGATGATTTGAGTGAACTTTTCAGCCCTTTATCATCCCCTTTAATCTTCAGCCATAGTGTTTTTAAACCCATGTAATTCGCGTTTTTTCTGTTCTATTTCTTCATCCGTAAATTTTTGCTGCCTGCTTTTTTTCAGTTCAATATCATCCTTATCAATACTCAGTTCATAAAGATCGGTAGCTTTATTTGGCTTACTGGCTTTTTTAATATAGGGATTTCCTGTAAGGGCGATATAATTAATTTCACGTACAGCCCATTTTGTGAACCTTTCCCAGTTACGCCAATATCCAGCCGCAGCGAGATTAAATTCGTATAATGTTGACATGCGCCACCGTTCAAGTGTCCATCCGAGTTCCCCGATTGCAAATTCCCGTAGATCATCCCATGTTATTTTTTTTTTACACTACTTCCCTTATCACCTTTTTTCATCTTGCCCAAAAGAACAATCATTGCCTGTTTGACCTGCTCGCTGGATTCACGGCTCATATATTCATTCCAGAAAACGGCGCGGTGAAATGAATACTTTGGTTTTTTATACCGTTGCTTACAACCCTGCAGATATGCCTCATATAGAACGGCAAGGGCAAAATCATAGTTATCAACATTTGACATCTCATGAAAATCTATTTTTAGTCTTTCACAAGCAGCCTCAAGTGTGGCAATATTAAACACAAAATCAACATTCCGTTGTTTGAGTATATTGCCGAAAATCGTTTTTCGTATAAAAGGTACTTTTATTCTCATGTCTTGAATACGTATATTTTACTTGTATCAAATGTTGCGGCTACACCATTGGCGTTATAAATATCCAGCACGCTTGTTGCATCTGTTGAACTAACAGTTAATGTTATCACATTCAGCCCGTCAACTGTTTCAGCTGTATTTGATATTTCACTACCACCAGTACCATCAAGAATAACAAGTGAAGGAGCTACGCCTGCATCAAGATCAAGAAAAAATATAACCTTGATAACATCTTCGTCAGTTACACTGAAAGCATCACTCTCAGCCTCAGCCAGTGCTGAACCATCAGTTATAGCACTTGTTATCCGTGTACCAGTTGAAGCAAATGTATCATAATCAACATTTGACCATTCTGTTATCAGTTCGGCCTGTGCATCACTCAACAGGAATACTCCGCCGGTAGCGGTGAAAGTTCCACTGATTGGTGCCGTTTCTTCCTGCGGTCCCTCAACAGTAAGGTTTGACATACTTCCCCCCATAACTATCGGATCACCGTCTGTTTCAACAACAACCAATACCCCAAGTCGTCCGGTTATCTTTGTCATTAATGCCGAATGACTCATGCCTGTTGTTGCATACAAAGCATCAAAATCAACACTGCCATCACGCAAGCCGTTAATATGCTCTGCCCACCCCGCCGAATCTTTGCTCGAAGCATCGGGCAGGTCCTGATTGAAATTAATAGTGCAATTACGTTGCGCCGCTATCAAAACACCATTTACGTAAACAAGAAAGCTCGTTCCATTTACTTTGCTCATAATATATTATATTGCAGATAACGCTCCGTTACCAACTATTGTACCACTAAATGTTGCCGGTTGTTCGGCTGGTGAATCAACACTCACGTTCTGAAATGTACCGTTACCGGTCCATCCTGTTGAACCAGCATCAGGTGTAAACTTAACCGCTGCATCAGCAGTTCGGCCAACAATCAGGGCGATTATCTCATTAATAGTCATTCCTGAACCTTCAATATCATACATACCCTCAAAGTCTATACTCCAATCCCTGACTCCGTTAATATGCTCAGCCCACCCTGAACTACCCTTATTAGTAGTATCCGGCAGGTCCTGGTTAAGATTCAATGTACAATTAGTCGAATGCAGAAGCGAATCTGACCCGTTAATAATTGTAAAAGCTGTCCCGTTAATTTTTGCCATTTTATTAAAATTTAGTTATTCTATTATAAATTCATAAATATCTGTTATCACATACCGTATATTTCCGGTAGGCATTTTTTCTTCCCTTATAGTACTGCCGCCATGCCTGAATACTATCACTGTGCGGTCTGTTACCGTTGGTACTTCTGTTTTTGTAGTTTTCAGCAGGCTCCGTACCTTGTTGTTTATTGCCTGTACTGTTGCGCGTTGCGGGTTTACAGGTTGTGTTTCACACACTGATTCAATAGCTATTGATCCCTCATAAATAAATGCCTCCTTTGTGCCGTTCTCATTATCAATAACATTACCGATACGCACATAAGAACGATTTGGCGGCCCGGAATAAAAGTTCTTATAAACAGGGTATGTAACTCCGCTTATTGTCACATTACCGTTAAGAACATTATATACTCCGGTAATTATCCCGCTTGATATGTCCACACTTGAAGTACTCATTTTATTTTATTCATTTCTTCTTCAACTCTTTTTTTAAAATTCTTTTCCTGCCGCTCACCTGCAAATCTCAAAAAGCTATCATAATCATTTTCGATCTTTTCAGCATATTCAACATTGGTGCCTACAATCCCTTCCATCTCTTCGAACGGTACTCCGAGACTTTCATCCCCACTTTTACTATCCACTATCGGATCAAAACTATTCAGCCCCTCCATCTCTGTATGAACGCTTGAGGCCAGTCGCCCGGTTACCCAGTGTTTAGCACTGCCAAGCATACCGTTAAGCCTGCGTTTGGCATCCGATTCAATAGCCAGGGCGGTACGCATAACAGCCGTTTTTATAGCATCAACAGCTTTTTGACCATATTGGCGCAAAGATTTATTAACCTCCCTTACGCTTTGCGGATCCAGTTCTATATTTACAAAACCGCTCATTAGTCGTAATCAACTGTTGGGGATGGCAATGTATAACCAATCACACAACCGGATGAATAACTAACAGCCTTGATCTTTGCAATAGTGCCGTCTGCTCCCTGGGCCGGTGCAAATATAACACCTGCAGGAACTGTAACGCCTGAAATAGCTTTAGCTGTTAACAAATTAGTATCATCCGAATCCGTTAATACGGTAAAAACCGTATCAGATGCAACATACAGAATATGTACAGCCGCATTAGCTGTTGCGGTAGCTATATATTTGCCACCATTACCTCCTCCGATATAGGTACTGAGTAATTGAATATTTTTATCTGCACTCATAATTCAGTATTTTCGTTTAATGTTTCTATTAATTTCCTCGTGTTAAAACTAACACTGCCGGCTGGTGACGTGGGTAAATTATCCATGCGATTGTTCCACATATCGGCCACAATGCGCCGCAGGACCATATTAGCCTGATCATTATTTGCCCCCGCAATAAATTCACAATCCAAATAGGCCTCATCAGATGTTGTATTTGTTATCACTGTCTGTTGAGGACGGATATAAACATGATCAAGCCCTTTCTGGTCGTAATCAACAGCCGTGCCACTAATCTCAACAGATGTAACCTCTGTAACAGGTGAAAAGGGCAGCTCATAATAATCATTCCAGGCATCCCCGGTATAAAACCTGACCTCGTAAGATTTACTCACGACACTTACCCCTGTATAACTTTCCATCCATAAACGGGCAGTAGTTATCATATCACTGATCAGATCAGTATCATCAGTACCGAGTGATTCAATACCCAGGTATGTAAGCATTTCACTCTCGGTGATAGGCTCACCAACCGACTGCCCTGCCTTTTCCCTGTACTGCATTAGTTAACAGCTTTAGTTATCGTTTTAGCCTTTAGTTCTTTTGTTTCGGGTTCGGCTTTCTCTTCTTTTTCCTGCTTATCAGCATAATCAGCTTTACTCTTTTCAACAAGAATATCAGCATAACGATCGGTTACTTCATAAATACGTCCTTTTTTACGTTCATCTACGGTAACTTTCATTTTAACTTTTTTCATAACAGATATTTTAAAGGTGGGAGCCGAAGCTCCCCCTTGGTTATTTGTCCTTATAAACCCACTTCACAGTTATTTCTGTACTGTCGCTGGCTCCACCTGTCCCTTGCAGGCGGTAGTAATTAAATGGCGTATTTTCCAGATACCACATTCCTACTGCTCCATCAGCTATAGTAAGAGTATCGTTAGGAAAAGCGTACATAAAACCTGCTGTTGATGTTATAGTCTCATAAGATATGCCATCCAATGATCCCTCAAGATAAAGATTGCCCTCTGACGTACCACTTATCTCAGCACATACGGCCTGAATAACAATTATCTGATCGTTATTTTTAAATTGAGTTTCCAATGGGAAATTAACGGCGGTGGCACTGGGTATAGTGTCCACTGTTAATGAGGTAACTGTTCCTTTGTTCTGCGCAAATACACCTACTGTAAATGCGAATATTGCTAAAAATAATATAATCTTTTTCATCATTCCTCCTTAATTATGGTTTAGAAATTGCACTGGTTATATCACTGATAGCATCATACACAACACCTGCATAAGCAGTTGTCGGGAACTTAATAGTGGCCCTGAGTGATCCGGTAATGGTTTTCAGGTCATATTCCGGGTCAGTTGAATCCTGGTCCCAGATACGAATATCCATATTACGCCTGAAATAAACTGTTACTTTTGAGAAGTCACCAACCATTACATATCCTGAACCGATAAGAGTGCTTTCAACAACGGGCACGCCATGAATACGCATGCCGTCCTGAGTGAAGAAAGTAGGGAACAGGTAATTGTTATTACCGTCCTTATCAAGCTGCATCTTAGCCACATCGCTGGGATGCAGTATAATACCTGTTACCTGGGTGAAATTATCGCCCAATATCTGGTTTATTGCTGCACGTACAGCATCAGCCGTTGTCGGTGCAGTAACATAATCATCAAGGTCAGTATCTGAGTATGCTACAGCAACAGTATCAAGCCCTACAAGATGAGGAGTCGATCCGCTGCCACTAAACACTTCAGCTTCAAGCTGACGGCGAAGCATACCTATCAGTTCATTACGTATCTCACTGATAACAAAAGGCCAATCTTCCAGACTCTCGTTTGAGATCTTGATATATGTACCGATCTTCTCGACCAGTGCCTTTTTCTGTGCCCAGTGAAAATCACTCTGCCCGTAATGCCCGGCCTCAGCAACAGCAGCGGTTCCATCGGTACGTTCTGTACGCTCAATCCATGTCACATGGTTGCTTGACGTTGTTCCAATGGTCATCAGGTCAAGTATCGAAGTCCTGCGATCGGGTGCCTTATCAACTCCCGGTGTACGCATGGGTAATATTACAGCCGTATCCAGATCGAATGCTCCGAGGTTATCGTCAATAACGATATTTCCTACCTTGAGCATATCCCAGGGGTGACCCTGTATTTCACCGGCAAACTCGTTACCAGCCTTCATTATCTCTTTAGGATCGGCCTTTTTTAGTGCTTTTAAAAACTCATTACCATAGCCTTTAACTAATGGTGTAGATTGCTCTTTGAGTTTTATCTCAAGTTCGTCCTGCTGCCTGGATAACTTCTGTATATCTTCAGCAATGGCCTCACTTGTAGTTTTCATCCCGGCAATTTCATCACCT